TACTTTTAGGGAATCTTTTATTTTCTTCTATGGATATTAATAATTTTTCTTTTAATATTTCAGGATACTTGATATAATAATTTTTAGGTAATGATTTACAAATATCTTCTATTTTATAACCTAATTCTATTGCAGTATCATAAATATCATCTTTATGACTATGAAAGTTATCATACAATCTTTTACCTTCTGTATTGTCAATCATATTTGATAATTCATTATACTTTTTTAAATATTTATCTAATTCATATTTTATATTCTCATGATTAGTATAATATCCAAAATCTTCTTTTGTTTTTGCTTTTGAACTTCTATTTTTCATATTTAATTTATTAAGACATATACCACATATATCTTTATTATATTTAGTTTTTAACAAAACATAATCTCGATATATTCTAGTATCAAATTCATTACATTCATCACATTGAAATTCTATGTATTTATTTGAACCATGATGTAAATGTTCTATAGGAATTAAAAATTCATCATTGTGTTTAGTATATTCATGCCCTAAATTTTCATAGTATTTTCTAGTTGTTGGATTCCATTTTACATATAATTCTTTAGTTATTAACATATTTATTACCTCACTTTTTCCCTCACAAAATTTTAAATAGGGAAGAGGTGAGGCTCTTATCAGTAGGGTAATTACTCCTACCTATCCCTATTCGTATTATACTATTATATTTACAATCTGTCAAGGTTTATTTTTAATATGAAATAATTTCAAAATCATATTTACCAATATCAGATTTATATTTAACATTAATATTGTTTTTTATCTTAGATTTATCAAAATTATCATCTAAAATAATTTCTATTCCATAACCTTTAAAATCTAACATAAGTTTATTATCTTTAATAAAACAAACTTTACAAATTTCTTCTTTAATACTATTTTTGATATTCTTTTTAAAATCTATTTGTTCTTTTACTTCTAAATCAACATCTTTAACTATTTCAATTTCTTTTTCCTTCATTATTTCACCTCTATATCTACATTTATTAGCTAATGGAGTCATCTTTAAACAATTATCATTTACACACCATCTAATAAAAGTACAATTATCATTAATTATTTTACATTTTAAAGAATGGGATACACCGTCAGTTAAATATATCCCATTCTCACATAAATATATATTCATAAATTATATCATTTAACTAACTGTTATAGTAGCAGTTGTTCCTACTGTATTTTTCGCTGTAATTACACATGTAATTATTGAACTACCTGCTGCAACAGTACTTATAATTCCTGTATGTAATCCAACTGTACAAGTACCAACAGTGCCAGAGGTAAATGAAAGATCTGCCACAGGTGGTTTAAAAGCAGCATCTCCATTAGTAGGTACTGCCCATATTTGTAAAGTAGAAGTAGCAGGGTGAGTAAGTGCTACAGTATCATCAGATATAGCCAAAAATCCTACCTGATCATACCAATTATTAGCATCAATAATTTCTGTAATTGTAGCATAGTATCCAGAACCATTACATCCACCAGTTCCAGCAAAACTTAAAGCCATACCCTCTAATGGAGTCTGTGCTACACCAGATGCAGTCATTGAAATTGATTGACTACCAGAAATTTGAAATCTAGGAACTTCAACTTGAACTTTACCAATAATACTAGAACCAGCAGCACTAGATTCATCAGAACTTGCTAATTGTGTATCAATTACTAATCTAACAACTGAAGGTAAGAAATTAGAGTTAACAGTAACATATCTTGCAGCAGAATCTAATGCAAAATATTGAACACATACAATATCATTCTCTGTTCCACCAACTAAAGTGAATTCTTTTGTACTAAAAACAACTTTGGTTGTAATACCAGCAGAATCCGTAACATAACCAAAGACATCAGAACCACCTACATCTGGTGTTAAAATAGGAGTACCTGTTACTGAACCTACTCCACCTGCTCCCAATGTAACATTTTCTTCTGTCCAGATATTTTTCCCAGTAAGAATTGAAGAACCTACGTTTTGCCCAATCATATTAAGTGAAAATTGTATTTCTGTTAATTTTGCATTAAATCTACCTGAATGGTAATATATGTATTGAAGAGCATTACCTTGTCCACCAGAAATTTCTTCACTCGCAGTTGTAATATCTATAGAATCATCTAAAATTGTACGACTTCTAAATAAAACATCACCGGTTGAAATATTAAAGGCTGTCACTGACCCTACACCAACTAAAAATTTTTTAGACATTATTTTTCCTCCTTAAAATTATTATTTTATATTTCCTTTACCATTAATTTTATTTTTAAATTCATCAAAATCAACCTTAACATCAGCATATTTATCATCAACTGATAAATCGCTCATCCAATGATTAATTTCTTCTTTAAAAGTAACCATTCCTGAACATTCTGCTTGTTTATATATTTCATAATGCAATTTATAATCATACCTTTGAAGTATTTTTGTGAACTTTCTAATAGTAAGATTATGTATGTTTTTTTCATCTACTTCATGAAGTGCAAGCATCACACATACAATTTGATCTTCTAAAGAGGCCATTTTCTTTTTATTTTTATTCATAAATTCTTGAGCATCTTTTAATGCTTTTTCCATTTTTGGATCTATATAAGTATCATCATAATCAGGAATATTTTGAAGTAAAATTATATTTTTAATATTATCAAAATCTTGTTTATCTATTGTTATTTTTTTATTTTCACTATTATATTGTAAATTAAAAATTAAATTTAATTTATCTTTTTCATCTTTGATATATTCAATTTGTTTATATTCTATATTCAAACATATTTTAAATATTTCAAGTAACATCATTAAATATATTTTTCCATTTTCATCTTTATCAAAAATATAAAATAAAAAATCTAAATATGACATCTTTATTATATTTGGATCAGGAATTTTATTTTTTTCAAAAGTTAAACAATTAACGCTTGTAAAAAAATTTAAGTAGTCTATTACTTTTACAGGATATATTAATAATTCTTTATATGGTATAGGTTTATCATAAGTAAAATATTCTTCTAATTCAGTTTTTTTAATCATTGTTACACCGTCCTAGTAGACAAGAAAAAAGAGTACCCTGAAAAATTATTATTATAAGATATAATATTAATAGATGAATTTTGTGTTAAATATAGTAAACCAATACCTCCACAATCAAATCCATTTAATGAATTTAAAATTTCTTGAACCATCACTAAATATCTAAATTTATTATCCTCTAAATCTACTAAAGTATTGTAAACAATAGTTTCAAATCCTATATTTGTTCCAGTAATATAAATATTATCTGGTTTAAATCTAGGAATAAAAAAACGAAGTTCTGAACGAACACTATCTATAATACTATTATTAAAAGGATATTTATAAATTCTTTGTTGATTTAATGGATCATCACCTTTACCTACTAATTTGATTATTTCTTGTATTGGAACATCAGGTAAGGAAGGTGATAAGGCATCAGGGGTATCGTATGCAATACAACGCATTAGATTTTTATTTTCTATTAATTTATTACCGATATTTGATAAGATTGTTCCTGTATTAGATAAATTTATAATATTTGACATTATCACCATCTCACTTTAAATTATGTTTGTATTAACTATATACTAGAATAAATTTTTCAATTTAATACTCTTCTCAACAAATTCACCATTGCTATTATCCGTTACCCTCAACATAATATTATAAGTTACTAAATTAGCAGTAATACTACATTGATCTGCATCAATAATATTCAAAGTATAAGCATTTATAGGTGTAGTACCTGGAATAATGCTAAAAGTAAATTCTGCTCCTTCAACTAAAATTCCATTGTTATATTTTTTTGTAATATAATTCTGAGAATAATTTTTAATAATATCTGCATTACCTAACAATTCATAAGTTATATTATCTTGAGGTACTTCAATCACATTTATAGTAATAGTATCCAATATAGTATTATCAGATGTTAATTTAACAGTAATATTACAACTACCAATATTACTTAATGCTGTAACTAATCCACTAGAATTAACTGTACAAATTCCAGTATTACTACTTGTAAAAGTTAATGAAGGAGTAGGGGAAATTAAATTATTGTTATCATAAACATTACAATTTAACTGTAGAGTAGTAGATTCTTGAATATCTACTAAATTTCCATTCAAAATCTCCAAAGTATAAACATGTTCTTCCTGACTAACCTCACTATACTTCATTTTAAAAATTAACAATCCAATACTTGAAATATCGTCTGGAACACTTGAAATTTGATAATTATATTTTCCTAAATTATAAATATCATTAACTTTAATTTGTTGTGTTATTAATGTATTTGATACAATTAAAAGAAATGAATTATCAACAGTTTCAATATATTTATTTTCTTCTGTGTTAAGATTAAGTGATTTTGAAATAATACAAGGTATTTGATATAAAACGGAGTTTTGATCATAATATTTTAATGTGTTGTTGCATCTAGTAATCAATCCAACATCATTTATCTGAGAAGTAGTATCTGTTTCAGTACATATCCATTTAGAACTATCAAAATTTATAATATTACCAATATAAATAGTCTCATTTGGATAACATAATAATCTTTTCTTATTTGGATTTTTAATTAAAGAATTATCTTCAACAATACGAACATTTCTATCAACATCATTAATTTTTACTAAATTATAACTTGTAGAATTTTTAAATTCAGTTGATATTATACTTTTCATATTGTTTACATATAAACTTTTTCTATCTATTCCTCGTCTTGCTTGATAGTCAGTCCACCAAGTCAATAAATATCAACCTCCTATAAATTTCTAACAAATTATAATTAGAATAGGGAGATATTTATCTCCCTATTTATTTTAATATAATATTAAAAACTTTTTTCTCGTAAACCAATAAATCTAAAAGCAGTAGCATTAGCAGCAGTTTTATAATATAATTTATGGACGTAAACAGGAAAATTTTCTAAACTTTCACCTGCTTTTAATACAATAGTATTGCCATCTGCTACAACATTGTCAATATTAAAAGTAATATCTCCTGCACCGTCATTTTTTAAAAATTTAATTTCATTGCAATTAACTTCTGTATTAGCTTCAACAGCAGTAGCATTAGTAGAAAGAGTTACATAATCAGTTATATTAGCCATATTAATATTCCTCCTTATTTATATTATTTATATATTCAATCCAAAAATTTATTTCTTGAATTGCACCATTAATTGCGTTCAAATCTCCCATTGCTTGATTAATTCTATCAGAAGCACCTTGTTTTTGTGAAAGTAATAATTGCATACGTTCATTTAACAATTCAATTGTCATTTAAAATCCTCCAAAATTTATATTATGCTACTACAGCATATTGCCATTTTGAACCATCAGACATAAATAATTTACCTAAACCTGTTGCATTAGTTGTAAATCCAAGAGAACCTGCTGGAGCAGTTGTAGTAGTTACATTTACTGTAATTGCAGTTGATAAAGCAACAAGATATGCACCATTGCTAAATTTAACATCTGCTGTAGGTACAGTACCATCAGAACCTATTTCAATACCCAATACAGTTGTAGCAGTTCCATCATTAACCACTTCTACAAATAAACCCTTAACTATTCCTACTGTTCCCGTAGAATAGTTTTTAGCTTTAATATAAGCACCTTGAATTGTATTTGCTCCTGTATTTACAAGTTTATTTATTACTCTAATATCTAAACCTGTATCAGTTGGAGTCCCTGTTGCAATTGCAGTTCTACCAAAACTAGCCATTATACCTGTAGTTGGTTTTGTTGGATCACCAAATCCATAAGCCGTTGTTCCTGTTACATCTCCAATTGCAAATAATTTATGAAAATCAATACCTGAAATTGCATATGAAGCTAATGGTGAAAATTTTATTTTTGACTTAATTGTTCCTTCTGTAATATCGCTTGCTGTTGAATTTTCACCAACTGATTTCAAATTAAACTCCCTCATAATCATCCTCCTTTTCTAAAATATTATTTAATTATATATTTAATACTTAACCACCTGATTTATAAAAATTTGAATACGAATATCCATCATACAAATAATCATTAACTTTTAATTTTAATTCTCTGTCATATTGTGTTTTTAATTTACTCAATACTTGAAGTTTATCGGAAGGACTAAATAATTTAAAATCTTTATCTGAAAGATTTAATTTTAATAAATTACCATTATTTATTATTTCATCAAACCAAACTTTTCTCATATAATCTGCAAGTATCCATTGTTCTTCTTCAGTTAAATTATTTGTAAATAATTCTGAAGTATCATCTCTGATTAAAGATTGTTTACACTTTTTAAATAATGTTATAGCTTTAGATAAAGTTAATTTATTTTCAATAAGCATATCTTCTTCATCCAAAGATGTTAAATCAAAATCATCAATTTCGTGCATAAATTTTTGAAAAATTAGGTCATAAGAGGTTGACACTATATCAAACCTCCTTTATCATTTAGTTTTATTTTTATCTTGATTTTCTTTGTTAGCTTTTTCATCTTCTTTTATAAGACTAATCTTAACTTTAGTTTCATCTTCAATGGTATCAATTACAGAACCTTTTAAATTGCTATATTCACTAATTGCTAATTCAGCTAATAATTCTTTATTACCATCTGGAAGTTTTAAAATTTCTTCTTTCAATTCTTCTGCTTCTAAATTTGCTAACATACGTTTCAATTCAGAATGTAGTTTTATATCTTCATGTTTAAGATTTAAAATTCCTAATGAATCAAATACTTTTTTATCTGGAACATAAATATCTCCAGTTTGAATTAAATCACTAGTGTATGCCATGTTTTCTAATTCTACATAAGGCAATGAAGCAGGAGCAGCAATTTTCATTAAATTAATAGGTCTGCCATTTAATTGAATCCAATGAATTCTAGAATTGGAGTTGTTAATAATTCTAACTTTTACATCTGGATCGATTGACATTGTGTTAAAGTCGTTTTTAAATTGAGTATCTTTTCTTGCCATAAAATAATCATCCTTTGTTTTATTATTTATTTATATTTATTTTAGTATTATGATACATATTTCCAAATAAAACCTTTATGGGATTTATATGTTCCTTCACAACATCCAAGAAGATAAGTTGTTCTAATTTCAGAATCTATTTTTATATCTTTGTATGTATCCCATGTTTTTATTAACTGACCATCTAAGGTATATTGATTAATTTTCTTACCAATTCTAGGTATGAAATTGTTTATATTGAAATTATTATCTTCATATTCTGATTTAAAAAACCATAAATAATTATGTGCATAATTATTATTATGAAGACATGCTCTAGAAATATTAGTTTGAGATAAATTTAATTTTTCAGAAGCATAATTAGCACTTTCCCATTCTTGAATATACTTACCATCAATTGTACATTGAATAATAGGTTTACTTTTAGATATACTCATATTTTTTCTACCTTCATCAGTACGTTTAATACCCTTCATTGAATTGCTCATTTTTATTTTAGTCTTTTCTGAATGTTTGATACCTAATTTACTTTCGGCATTAGGGCATATATTATAAGCAATTTCTTTATTAGTAGCATCTAATGTGTCTATCCAATATTGTTCACGTTCAGTTAGGTTGTTTTCAGATTCTACTTTCTCTAATAAAACAATTATGAAGTATTGTGAACCATATTTATTATAAGAATTTTGCAAATAAATATTTTTATGCTTATTATTTCTTAAGTCTCTAAGATGCCCTAATTTACGCGACCATATATTTTTAGCACTACCAACATAAAATTTATTATTTACTAGATTAATAATTAAATAGATACCTGGATATTTCATATTATTTGTGATAATTTGTGAATTAATTGTTTCTAATATAATCATCTCTTTTCTATAACTAAAATATAAAAATAGAGTAAATAAAAAGAGGGTATTTTGTTCATACCCTCTTTTAAAATAATATTATTTATTTAATTAAGCATAATCATTAAAGGGCAACATTTTTATACATTGAATAGTAATTGCTATAAACAATGGTAATTCCAAATTTGCGATAACTTTCGAAATCAATACTCATATCAGCATTTTCAGTTTCTCTTACAATTGTTTCCCCTTCAAATGCAATCTTAACAATCTTACTTTCATTAGTTGCTACAATAATAGCATATTGATCACTTAACACTTTAGTAGTATTAGTATCATCAGCAAAAGCATTAGGTAATACAACAACACTTGCACCTCTAAATTTACCAATTCTACCAAATTCCCTACGTTCAGTTCTATCCATATCACTTACAAATCCAGGTGTTTCTTCAATAGTACCTGCAAAAGTAGGAGTACAGAAAATAACTACATTATCACCATAAGATTGAACATTTGTAATTAATTGACCCATTTGACTAGGAACAAAAGCATTAGCTTGTACTTTCATATTAGCAGATAAACCAGTAAATGAAGCAATTAAAGTAGTTTGAATTTGAAGATTAATTTTTTCCATAATACCATCTACAATAGCATTAATTAAATCAGTCCAATCTACAACTCCGTCTAAAAAACGCTCAAATTCGACATAAACTGCACCACCATATGCTTCCATAGTCATATTAATATAATCAACATCTAATCTTGTTCTTTCAATTACACCACCTAAACCAACTTTAGTAATAAAGTTAAGTAAACCTCTTTTACCTTTTTTAGTTTTAAATTTAGGTTTTTGTCCTTGGTCTAACATTTGATATTCAACGAAACCACCGTAGGCATCATCAACTCTCTTAGGCAGAATTTCATCTACATTTTCTTCTACTAATTCAAATATTTCATTTTTATTTTTTCTGAAACTCTTATACCTATTTTTACCATCAGGTACTAATTCCTTAAAAGCATTTCTTAATGCTTCATTTCTTTCAGCAGAAGTATATGTAATACCATCAACTACTGAATCTTCTCTATTATATGTAGCTTTTGCTAATTCAAAGTATTTTCTTTCCATATTAACTATTCCTCCTTTAAAATTATATTTGTATTTTATTATTTAGGCTTTTGTGCAGGTAAACATCAATGCTGCCTCACCAGCAGGTAAAGTTACAACTCTAGTTGCTTGTAATTCAATTACAGCATTTGCATCTTGTACAGCCACTAAACTAATTTGTCCAGTATTAGTTGCATAACCATATACAGGTGTACCAGCAACAATAGCAGCAGCAATAGCAGCATAATTTGCATAAGTACCATCATCATACTTAAAGTTATTAGTGTCGAACATATCCCCAATTTTCAAACGATAAATTCTAGGTAAAAATTCATTTAGATTAAGTCTAAAATTACCTAGAGACATATCACTTTCATCATACATTTTTTCTACACATGCTACTAAACCAACTCTTACAGTATTATTAGCAGGTAAACCAAGAGTTTTAGTATAATGTTCTTCTTCTAAAAGAAAACCATTTTGACAAGCAGTAGCAGCAAAATCAGTTGCATTCAAAGCATACTGAATATTATGCTCACCTGTTCTAACACCTGCTACTTTTCTTAAATTAACAATACCATATCTTCCTGTTGCTACGTTATTAACATTAGCCATAAATTAATTCCTCCTTAAATTTATTTTATTATTTTTTAATTAATGAAGTCCAATCTTCTTTTTTCTTAATAGAAAAATTAAAAATTGGAATCTCTGTTTCAGTTTTCTTTTTAGTTTTAGAAAATTTTGTAGATAATTCTTTAGAAGCATACATAAGTTTAAATTCTTTCTCCATATCTTCAATAGAAATTTCTTTATCTTGAATAGATTGAATTTCTTCAACAGATAATACTTTTGAGAAATTTTCAATTAATTCTGCTTTAAGTTGTTTTTGCTGAGATTCAAATGCTTCTAATTGTTGCTTTGTAATTTCAGATTTGAATTCCAATAGGGAAGTATTAGATTGAGTAAGAGTTTCGTTTTCTGATTTAAGAGTATTAAATTGTTCAGTTAAAGTAGAGATATTATTTTCGTATTCTGCTACTTTAGATTTAAGGGTTTCAAATTTAGGATTTTCTTTTTCATATTCTGCTGTAATTGTTTCCAATTTAGTTTCAATTTCATTTTTCTCATTTTCTAAAATAGTAAATTTATCATTAACTTCAGCAATTTTAGATTCAGTATCTTGTTTAATTTGTTCAAATTCAGAAGTTATAACTTCATTAATATTAGTAAATGTAGCACTATCACCTGCTTGCTTTGGTCTCCAATCAGGAATAAATTCTACTTTTGCTTCAAAATCTAAAGTTACAATATCGCCATTTAAACTATAAGGAATACCATAGTATGTATCCCAACTATTAGTAACTACAATAGCATTTTCATCTTTTAAATCCATTAAATAAAAACTACGTCTTTCAACTAATTCTCCCCAATAATTTTTCTTCATTTCAGTCATAGTTTGAAGAATCTTATCAATCTCTGTCATTAACTGACTATTACTTAAAGAGAATTGTTCTCTAATCTTACTTTCTATTTCTTCTAAAGATAAATCATCAATACTAAATGAAACAGTATCAACAGTAAGATTATATTTTTTTAATAATTCTAATTTTTCATCCACTATATTGTTTACCTCCTTCTTAATATTATCAACTTCTAATAAAGAAGATTGATTTTTTGAAAAAATTTGAGAAACTTCTTTTAACTCTTTCATCATTTGAGTAAATTGTTCACTACAATTTTGTTTATTAAATAATTGTATACTACTATTTTCAAAACATGGTTCCACTGAATTAGATAATATACAAAAAGCTGTAAATTGGAAATCTATAATTTCATAATATCCTTTGTCTGAAAAACTACCATTAGTAACTTCAATTTCCATACTATGATTAAAAACCTTATCTTCTTTTAATTTATTATATGCATCCTGTCTTTTCCATAATATAACATTAGTGCAAAGATATTCATGTATTCCAGATTCATCTTCAATTTCTTCCCACCAATAATCTGCACTTTCATAAACTACACCAATTGGATATGTATCATTTACAATATCAACAGATTGAATATTACCATTTTCATCTGTATCTATTTCTAAATGTGCATCATGTGAACCAAAATCACCTTTATTACCATTTTCATCAGTTATATTTCTATTATAATTAGTTACAATAGGACAATTATACATACTTTTAATATTTCTTTCAAAACTATCTTTTGAAATAAAACTATTATTCCTATTAAGCCCATGATATGCAATTTTAAGTATACCTGTATCGAAAGAAGAATTTATTTCAGTTATTTTATCAAATGATGAAGAATAATTAATATGCATTATTTTAGCAATAATTTATTCACCTCCTTTAAAAAGTCATTTTATTACTAAAAATAAATTGCTTTTTATCTATTTGATTAAAATTAAATGATAGAGTAGGGGAATTCTCAAAAATAAAAAAACTATTATTTTTAGATAATAGTTTAAATCCATTTAGAAGTAATACATTTTTTAGTTCTTCTGAGAAACAATGGATAAATTTTATAATAATCACCTTCTTATGATGCATTTTGTAATTTATATGATATAATATTTAATTCTTTAGTAAGAATATTTTCTATATTATCAAAATCATAATACCAAATTTCTAATAAGTTTATATTATTAATTTGTGCGTATTTTCGTTTTCTTTTATCATGTTCAATTTGCGTTTCAAAAGCATCATATGATTTATGGAAACCAGGTATGTATTTTTCGTGTTGAATTCCTTGATATTCAATTAATAAATTTAAATCAGGTATGTAGAAATCATATGATAGTAAACCTCCTCCAACACCTATAAGACCTTTAAATTCTTTTTGTGTAATAAAACATATTGCGTTATCTACATTGGATAATTTTTTATTATTTATTTCTATAAAACCTTTAGATATTAAAACTACACTACATTCTTTTTCTCCTTTTGATTTATTACATTCTGGACAGCCAGTATTATTACAATTTCTATTATTTACAGAATTATGCCATTCATGTCCACAATCTTTACATTTCCACCACACTTCTATACCAGAACCATAAGTAACATCATAAGGTGTCAATTCTCCATTTAAAGTAGAATGCCATTCAGATGCAAGTTTAGGATTCTTTGTCGCTAAACAATTTGATAATCCTACTTGCCTTCCGGCACAAACTCCACAACCAATATCTGCAAGAACACAATCCCAACTTAAATAAAAATAATCATTGCAATCTTCTTTTAAGCATTTCCATTTTAATAATTTACTACTATTAATGTATTCATTGCTAACTAATTCAAATAATTTATTATTTAATTTTAACCAATGTTTTATGTTTTTTATTGTATATGGATTATTCTTATGAAACCTCATTGGTATATAACCATGTTTTAAATTATCTAAACTAGAATTTAAAAAATATCCTTCATTGTCTTTTAAGATTAATTTACTTCTTGCATTTATATAATTTTTATCTATTAATTTATAACTTAAACTTTCTACAAAATTTTTAATATCAGTGTATAATAATTTTCTCAATATCATCATCCTCCAAATAAATTTATTTTAAATTAAAAAAGGACTAGCAATTAAACCAGTCCTTGTTTACGTTTTGTAAGATATTCACATAATATTTCAGTCCTTAAAAATACCCAACAATATTTATTTGTGTTTTCATTTAATGTTCTAGCAATATATCTTTCACCTATATTTAATAATTCTTTCTTAAGTCTATTACTGTAACAATAAAAAGGTTTCAA